TCGGCATGTCATACGACTTGCCGACCTTCACCAGCGGGCTACCCTTGTTATCCCGCCCAAACGTACCCGAAGGCGCGCCGTGCAACTGCTCTTCCTTACCGCGCACCTGGCCGCGGGCTTTGGAGAGCTCGCGCGCATAGGTGGCGTCGGTGATCTCTTTCGGGCGCTCCATGAGGATTTGCCCGGAGCGCTCGATGGTGTTGCCCTTGTGACCGTCGGGCATCAGCTCACGATGACGAGCCGCAGGGACCGGTTCCCAGCCAGCGCGAGCTAGATTCACCTGATAGCCTGGGTCCGTGGCGCCGAGCACCGTCAGGCGCTTCCACTCGTAGGACCATCCGTCTGGGATGATTTTCGTGTCGAAATGAAATTCCGAGGTGCCGCCGTCTTCATCTAAAGCGCCGTGCTCGCGGAGTTCCGCGGCGCGGGCTCGAGCTCGGGCACGCGGATCATCGGCAGCAAGTTCGGGTGCCGCTGGTGCGGGGGTGTCGACGGACGCCGTCGGCAAGGGCGCGTGCGGCTGGCGGGAGCGCTGCGGGGGTGAATCGAGTTGGTCTGCCATATTAGTTTAACCGTCCTTCTTTCTTCAAAGATTCACGAGCCAAAGCGTACTCGCGGTCCGTCATACCGTTCATTTTGGCGATTTCGCGCTCTTCGTGGCTCAAAGTCACCACATTCGGCCGCGAGCCGCCGCCGTTGCCGGATCTGGCCACTGGCGCCGAGGCGGGCGCTGATTTGCGCGCCGCTGGGCGGGCTGTATCTTTCATGGGGTCAATTTCTGGTTCTGCTATGGCTTCGGCCTGCCGAATCCCTAACGTACCCTCGACCGACTCGAAATACCCATCCGAGTCCGGCGCATGACCGTCCGCCATGGCGATTTCGTGGGCGGCGAGCATTTTGCGGTTTTTCGCAGGATCCCGCACGTATTCGGGGTGCGATCGCACCCACATCGCGGATTGCGGGGTCAATCTGGACGCGAACTGCTCGACTGCGTCCTGCTGGACGCGCGCTACGGGCTTAGGAGCCGACTCGAGGCGCTGTTTACCGACCTCCAACTGCATCAACTTCGCCGAATTCGCCGTCATTTCGCGATTGATCTTCGCGGCGCCCGCAAAGTCCTGCGCTTGGAGCGCTGCGGCGTATTTTTCCTCGAGCTGATCGTTCGCCTGCGTCACTGTCGTGATCGCATTCGTGACTAGATCGAGTTCCGTGCCCTGGTTTTTGGTCAGCGCCTGCCGTTCGGCCTCGGCGGACTCAGCGGCGCGCCGTTCTGCGTCGATTCTGGCGGTGCGCTCGTCCTCGAGCTGCTTTTTGAGCTTCTGTAGGCCCTCATCTGGCGGAATGACCACCTTTTCGGGCGTTTTGGCGGCTTTTGGCGCCTCTGCGACCTCGATTTCCGGCTCTGGCACGGATTTTGCGTCTACTTTGGCTGGTTTCGCGGCCTTTTCCGGCTCAGGTGCATCCAAATCGACCTTAATTTCGGTTTCTTCGGTCATTTCTGTCACCAAATCATCCCAGGTGACTTCACCCGGCCGCGAATCTGATCGTCATACACCAGCCGACACGGAACGAAATTGACATCGAGCGCATAAGCATCCGACGGACGCACTACTACCCAGTCGTGGCGCCTGATTTGCACGTTTTTGAACACGCATCCGGGGCCTATTGCGAGTACCAACCCGACTTTGGACTGGTACAAGTCCTCTTTCAGGTTCGATGCGGTGAGTACGATGCCCCCTTTGGTCTTCTCGGGGCGCAGATAGATCGCTACCAGCACTTCGTTGTGCGCAATTTCGAACCCGGAAAGATCGCCGATCTCAGCGATAATCGATTCCTTCGGGTCTGTCTCGTGAAGCATGGCGATATTCGGCACGAATTACCTCTCATTCATGATGGTCGCGACTTCGTCGCAGTAGTGCTCCGCGACATCGCGAAGCCCGTGGAGTCGGCCGGCGTAATAACGGAAATCGTCGAATGTTTTAATAGCGGTCGCAGTCGCTAAAATACTTTTAACCCGCTCGATTTCTTCGGCGATGCGCTTTTTAAGTTCGATTTCGAACTGATTATTGCCGGTCAACACAAGGAATCGGGGTTAACCGTACGCCTTAATTTTCTCGAGGCGCGCGAGGCCACCGCCGCCGCCCGTGTCGATCGGATAATTCGTGCGTCCGCCGTGCTTGCGAGCCATCGGCATCGGAGGACCCGGAGGCGGCATCGCGGTGGCTGGGCCCATCGGGGCACCGGCACCCGGCGGCGGCATCGGCGCGCCAGGCGGCATCCCCTGGTGCATACCGAGTGCGCCCGGAGGCGGCATCGGAGCACCGGGCATCGGGGGTTTGGCACCACCGCCCGAGGGGGCGATGATAATATTCACGTTCATGCCCTTTTTGGAGCGGCCACCGGAAGCGCGAGCTAAGCGTCCGCCCTCGGGGCGAGTTCCGCCGGAGAGTGCGCCGCCGGCTTTCTTACCGACGCGGCCACCAGAGCAGCATGCGGGGCACTTACAGCCCGAGACATGACCGCCTGATTTGAATCCGCCGATGTGCTTCTGGCCGGCGCGATCCTTGTTAGCTTCCTTGATGTCCGTGTTCGCGATAGCGTCGGCGAAATTCGATCCGCCGGCTTTGCGGGGCTTGCGGTCGGCGCGCAAGGACGCCACTTCACCGGAAACCTTGCCGCCTGATTTGAACTGCCGGCGCGAAATCGGGCGCGGGCCGGTCTGAACGGTGCCTTCCTCGTCGATCGGCTCACGCCAACCGGATGCGTCTATATCGCCTTTATTGGGCGCAACTAGGCGCGAAACCTTGGCTTTCGCGGCCGAACGGGCTTTTTCAGACATTGCGCTCAAATACGGCTCCTATAGGGGCGTGTAAAATTTACACTCACTTGATGCCCTTGTCTACCTGCTTAATTATCTTCGTGGTTTTCTTCCCCACATCGCCCACTCCGACCTGTTTCCCACTTTCCCCCGCCGTCGGCGCCCCGATCACGGCCTTCGCCAAATCGATCGCGGTATCCTTTTCCTTCGCGGATCTGTCCTGGTCCCGATTCTGATTCTCCACCGCGACCTGCTGCGCCTTAATCCCGACCTCGCGCGCACGGGTCTGCGAGTCCATGATTTTCGCCTTCGCCAGAGCAACATCGACCGCGTTCGGCCCAGGATCCGGCGCATCGGGCGCCTGCGCGGCGTCAGGCTTCTGCGCGTAATGCCCGGTATCCACCTTCGCCTGCACGTCCGCAGCCTTCGCCTGCGCCTCGGTCGTGCGCGCCTTCGCCTCTTCGACCTTCGCATCCGCCGCGGCTTTATCGTTCGCCATCTCGGCTTGCATTTGCTGCAACTGCGGCGGCGGCGCGGCGCGAGCTTGCGGCGGAACCAGGAACTGCTCCGGATTACTCCACCCAATCGACTGGATCGCAGCGGTAATAATCGCAATCGGGTCCATCAGGTTCGGCGCCGCCTGCTGCAACTGCATGAGCCCTTGGACCTTCATCACCCGCTGCCCCATCGAGGCCGTGTTCGGATCGGCCTGGGGCACCAACTGGTAATTATCCAGCGCCTGCATGAATTTCGGCACATCCCAGACGATTTTAGATTTCTTGCAGTGCCTGACGAACGACTCGGGATGCTCGCGGAAGCACTGCACCAGCAACTGGAATTCCTCGGCTTGGGCGGCATGGAGCCGTTTATGCACCGAATTCATGATTTTCACGGCCTGATCGATCAGCGCAAGCGTGGTCCCAACCGGTGCATCAGCCCGGCCTTCGCCGACCTGTAACTCACTCGTGCCGCCGACCCGCTGCCCGGTCTGCACCATGTCCTGCACGAGCGCCATCATCGGGGCCATGTGCGCAGTCTCGTACGGCAGCGGCATCACGGCCTGATTGATCGGCATGCCGGCGGTATCGATCTGCGCCCCGCCGCCCGGGGGCACACGGAATATATTCGTGTTCTGGCGCGTACCGCCCTTGCTCATTAAAAAGCCTGGGAAATTCGCGTACATGCCGTTATCGAGCATTTCGCGCCAGGCCGCCGTCACCGCGTTCGTGGTGTTGCCCAAAATATGCAGCAGCCCGATATCGTAGAACCCAAAACCCGGCACGAACGGATATTTTACGAACCGGGCCTTAGCCGTCGGCAGTTCCTGGTCGCATTCATCGTAGTTTCGCGTAATCGCGAGAATATTTCGCGAGGTCACATCGATCGTGACGACGTAGGGGATTTCGAGCCCCGATACCTTGCCGTCGTACTCGTGCTCGTACCCTTTTAGGTCAAGCTCGCACTGAATCTCGTAAATCTCCCGATCCCGGTCCTCGGGGCGGAAGTTATTCACGGTGAGGCCCTGCTGCGCCTTTTTCTCTTCTTCTAAGGCATCAGGCTGCCGCGGCGTCGGATCGGGCAAGTCCACGTCCTTATAGACGCCCAGAATCTGCAGCCGCTTGACCACCGATGGTTTTAAGAACGTTCGATGCGTGATCCGGCGCGCGTTCGGCAGATTTATCGCCGACTGATTGACGATCACATCCTCGGCGTCGACCGACTCCGATACCGGGCGGTTTCGGATCGGGCAGTAGTAGATTTTCTTAAAACCCGACCCGCCGAACCCGGTCATCAGCAGCATTCGGTCCGTGTCAGGGTAGTACTCGGTCGCAACGGCCGTTAAATAGTGATTCATGTCGCGTTCG